ATTCGGGCGCTGCTGCAATGAGGCGGGCGTCGGCGCTGTTCTTTGGAACTTGGCAAATTTGCTCGCCTTTCGCGCCCTTAACATTTACCAGAGTGCGGGCCGTCAATAATGACCAAGGCCCCGGCGTGTGTGTCTGTGTAATCATTGTCTACCTCTTTGTTATGGTGTTGGCACCCTTTAGGCCCGGCCTGTTTCCAGGGCCGGGCTGTCAGGGTGTGGGGTGTGCTTGGGCTAGGCTATCTCGATGGTTCCGCCACAACCGCAAGTTGGAAGTCCGGCGCGCTCTATTGCAGAGCGGGATGCCCTGGCAACAAAACCGCAAGATTGGCACTCCATCTTGATCATGCGAGTTGATTGCTTTTTGGTTGGGACGCTTGGATTAAGTGCAGCGCCGGGAAACTGGCCGATCTCAGCAATTATGGCGTTTAAACGCTCTTTGAGTGAATCAGTGGCAACCGTAGAAGTCATTTTTCCGGTTAGGCCAACCGCAACGGCGACCCGGCGGAACTCTTTGCCGTGGTTCATGTATCCGCAGGCGTGGACTAATTCGTGAACTAAAACCGCGAGTATATCTTCTTGTGTTTGAACGTGCGGCGCTATGAATATCTCACAAGTGCCGTCATTGCTAACGTCTTTATGCCATGCCGCGCCTAAAGCCTTTAGGCCGCTACGTGAGCCGGTAAAACCGATTGATATGCGTGGGGTCCCGAAGTCCTCGCCGACGGCGTTGAAGTCGGCTCGTAGTGCTTCCGCCGCGTTGTTGAGCCATTCTTCTCTAGTCATGTGTTTTTCCTCGTTTGCGTTGTTGTTACGATGCACATAATACAGAACCCGGTTGCCTTGTAAAGGTCTGCTCGGTGGCCGCTTGCGTTTTTTTCAAAAATCCTTATTCTACTGTGACATATGAGCAACACAAGCGACAACGACGGTGGGCGGCATAGCCCGCCCCCGCCCCGGCCAGCTGTATTCGACGCCAAACCAGTTCAGTTGGAGAAAACACGCCAGCGCATGGGTTCGGCTCGCACGCTCAGGCGTGCCCTGATGAGCGCCGCGGAGGAGGTAGGCGGTGACGAGGGGCTGAAGGGGTATCTCAAGTTCCTAGCGAGCAGCGATCAGGCCAGCGACCGCGCCGCGTTCGTTAGTTTGCTGTCAAAACTATTACCCCGAGCTGTGGCAGTGCAAGCCGAGGTCAGCACTGGCGTGAACGTGGTTCTACCATGGCTGCAGGAACAGCGTAGCGTAGATGCCACACCGGCGGGCGGGGTGGTTATTGACCAACCCGTTGAAAACATTAGCGAAAACGATGACGTTTAAACGCTATGGCAAACATGCAACAACAACTGTGACAAATATGCCACACTTATGGGGGTGGGGGTAGTGACTCGAAACCTTAGGCCCACCCCCCATCGACCGGGTAGGGGGGGTACTATTATTATTATATGCCCCTCTCAGCCAGCATGAGAAAAAAGGAAATGTTCACCTAAAATGGACATTAACGAGTACAGACCCAGAGAAGCCTTTGCGCCGCTGCACGCTAGAAAGCAGCGTTGGGCGGTCATGGTGGCGCATAGACGCGCAGGAAAGACTGTGGCGATGTGCGTTGACATGCTGGTTAGCGCCTTGCGCTGCTCGCACCCCAAACCGCAGTTCGCCTACCTAGCGCCGTATCGAGATCAAGCCAAGAAGGTTGCGTGGACATACTTAAAGGACTTGTCAAAGCCTGTCTGGGCCAAGAAGCCCAACGAGTCAGAGCTAATCATTACGATTAAGAACGCCTACGGCGGCGAGAGCCGCCTGTACGTTGGCGGGGCTGACCACCCGGACAGTTATCGCGGGATGTACTTTGACGGTGTTGTTCTCGATGAGGTTGGTCAGATAAGGCCGAGCGCATGGTACTCTGTTTTGCGTCCGAGCCTGTCTGACAGGCTTGGTTGGGCTATATTTGCTGGAACACCGGCTGGGAAAAATTTTTTTTGGCAAATTAGGGAAGAAGCAAGGCTAAACCCTGAAACGTATTTGCTGATGGAGTTACCGGCAAGCAAGACAAACATTTTGCATCCTGACGAGCTACGCGATGCAAGGGCGCAGATGACGGAAGAAGCGTACTTAACGGAGTACGAGATTAGCTTTGACGCTGCTATCCCTGGCGCATACTACGCAAAATACATAACTGATAGCTACGGCGAGGGGCGCGTAGGTAAGTTTTACGCTGATGACGCGCTTGAGGTGGATGTAGTCGCTGACCTTGGTTACACCGATTCTTGCAGTTGGTGGGCTTGGCAGACCCTACCTGACGGCTACAAGATAATTGACTTTTACGAGGCAGACGGACAACCTATAAGCCATTACATTGATTGGGTTAAGGACCGGCCATATAAGGTCGGCACAGTCTACCTACCGCATGATGCCAGGGCAAAGAGTTTGCAAACTGGCAAGAGCATTATGGAGCAGTTCCTAGCTTCTGGTATTACGCCCAAGATTGTACCAAGCATGGGATTGCAGGATGGCATTGAGGCGGCGCGTATGGTGCTGCCTAAATGCTATTTTAACGAAGAAACGACATATGAGGGCATTGAGCATTTACGCTCTTATATGCGGGAGTGGGACGAACGCACCCAGATGTTTAGAAACAAGCCGCGTCACGACCAGCACAGTCACGCGGCTGACGCTTTTAGGTACCTTGCTCTTTCTGCTAGACCTATTGGTGGCGGCAAGAAAACCAGTTCAGAAGGGCTAAAACAGTTAAAAACCAACGCGATGTATGAGTTCACGCTAGACGGAATTTGGGACTGCCAGCCTTCACACTCAACAAGAGTCGGATAATGGAACAAACTAGCACGATTAAGAGCATGAATGACTTTTCCGACACGCCGCAAGGTATGGCGCAGCGTTGGTCAAGTGAGATTGAGGCTTCTAAGAAGGAGCTAGAGCGGTTTCAGGAGGATGGGGACAAAATCACGCGCAGATACTTAGATAAGCGTGATGAATGGGGAAAAGAAGAAAGTAGGGTAAACCTGTTTTGGTCGAGCATGAAGGTTTTGCTGTCCTTGCTTTACGCAAGGCCACCAAAAGCTAGTGTTGCGCGATCTTTTCTTGATTCGGCTGACGACGAGGCGCGTGTTGCTGGCATTATTGTGCAGCGTATTCTTAACCGTAGCTTCGATGACAACGTATCTAACTGGGATTCTGCTCTCAGACAGTGCATTGAGGACTGGCTGGTGGTTGGCATGGGCCAAGCATGGTTAAGATATGCTGTAGAAACTGAAGAAAGTGTCTTACCGGCTGAAATAGACCCTATGACGGGCGAAGAATTGGTTGCTGAACAGGTTGTTGAGCGAATAATCGACGAAACAGCGCCGATTGACTACATTTACTGGAAAGATTTTTTCTATTCTCCGGCGCGTGTTTGGGAAGAAGTAAGGTGGGTGGCGCGTCGGGTCTATATGACGCGGGATCAGCTTATAAAGCGTTTTGGCGAAGAAATTGGCAAGGTTGTGCCGTTGTTTTCGTCTACACCGAAGGATGTAAACGCGCAAACACCCAAGCATGACCCGTGGGCGCGTGGTGAAGTCTTTGAAGTCTGGTGCAAAGAGGACAAAAAGGTTTATTGGTACGCCAAGGGCTGCGAAGTTATCCTTGATGTTAAGGATGACCCATTAGAGCTTGATGACTTTTTCCCGTGTCCGAAGCCTTTGGCTGCAAATCTTACAAGCAGCAACTTTATGCCGCGTGCTGACTACATTTTTGCACAGGATCAATTCCAAGAGCTTGACGAGATTAATACGCGCATAACTTGGTTGACGCGAGCGGCTAAAGTCATTGGTCTTTACGACAAGAACAACGATGGCATCCAGCGCATGTTTAACCAAGCTGCTGAAAACCAGCTTATTCCGGTTGATAACTGGGCTATGTTTGCCGAAAGCGGTGGCATTAAGGGTAAAGTTGACTGGGTTCCCATCGACCAAGTTGTAAACGCGATAAATCAGTTGCGCATCTACCGGCAAGACAAAACGGTGCAGATTTACGAAGTATTAGGTATTTCTGATGTTATGCGCGGTAGCAGCAAAGCCTCTGAAACGGCTACGGCACAACAGATTAAAGCGCAATTTGGCTCTACTCGCATACAGTTGAGCCAGTTCTACATAGCTGAGTGGATTACAAGCCTTCTGCGTATTAAAGCTGAGATTATTAGCAAGCATTGGCAACCGGAAACGATTGCTATGCGTTCTAACATTATGCGTACACCTGACGCTCAATTTGCTGCACCGGCTATCCAGCTTGTTAAGGATGAGCGCCTAGCAGAGTACAGAATTAGCGTAGAAGCTGACTCTTTGGCTGCAATGGATTGGGCGCAAGAGCGTGATAGTGCGGTTCAGTTTATGCAGGGCATGGGTGCTTTTGTGGCGCAGATTGGTCCTATGATCCAGGTAGTTCCTGGCTCGTCGCCTTACTTCTTGAAACTGCTGCAATGGGCTGTTTCTAAATTTAAGGTTTCGTCAGAGATTGAAAGCGTGCTGGATCAGGCTCTTGCACAGTTGCAAGCTAATCCGCCGCAACCGCCGCAACCGTCTGCTCAAGATCAAGCAGAGACAGCGGCAGAGTTGGCAAAAGCCAAGGAAAGAGAGGCAAACACAATGGAAACCCAGGTCGATACCCAGACTAAGGTGTTTCAGCTAAATCAGATGGCTAAAAACGCTATGCAACCGAACCCTAACTTGCCGCCTATCGTTGGATGAGTAAGTACGGCGCAAGAATAGACGCTTTGAGAAAAGAGTACGGTGGTTTTAACAAGCCAAAACGTACTCCATCTCACGACAGTAAATCTCACGCTGTTTTAGCTAAACAAGGCGAAAAAATACGTCTAATACGGTTTGGACAGCAGGGAGTAAGTGGGTCTCCGCGAAAAGAAGGCGAAACAGAAGCGAGTAAGAATAGGCGTAAATCATTTAAAGCGCGTCATGCGAAAAACATTTCAAAAGGCCCAATGTCTGCTGCTTATTGGGCAGATAAGGTCAAATGGTAAGGAGAAAGACAATGCCAATGCCTAAAATGCAAATTTACGCTGAAATCTTACGTCAACTAGGGGAAATCCCTAACGACTATGACGACGATATGATGGCAGAAGAAGAAATGCGCTTACAGATGATGGCAGAAGAAGAAGCCATGGAAGAAGGCGCAGAGATGGAAGAAGAATCTTACAAAGATGCCAAGCAAGTCTAAAAAACAAGCTAGGTTTATGGCCGCTGCGGCAAACAACCCTAAATTTGCTAAAAAGGCTGGTATTCCTCAGCCGGTGGCGAAAGAATACGCCGCCGCCGACAGGGGCAATAGTATATTGAAACAGTCAATGCAAGCGCAAGCATTAAGGCAAAAAAAATGAAAAGAACCTACCGCTACGATAAAAAACTAGACAAACTCGTTGAAATAACAAGGCAAAAACAAGGTCCAGCCGAGAAGAAAATATTTGTTTCTGACGCTCACTATGATGGCTTAGTGGCGACTGACGGAACAGATATAAGCACAAGAAAAAAACACCGCGAATACATGAAGCGGAATAACCTTACCACAATGGATGACTTTACTAATACTTGGGCGGAAGCCAAGAAAAGCCGTGAACACTATATGCAAAACGGTGGAACCTTCCGCAAAGAAGATATTGCTAGGGCTATCCATAAAATAGAAAGCAGATAAAAATGGATGAAGAACCTACCACATTAGAACAACCCAGTTCTTTACGAGAAGCGATTGAGTCGGCAGTAGAGAAAGAAGAAATTGTCGATGAGCCGGTACAGCAAGAAGTAGAGTCCGAGCCGCTTGAGTCGCCAGAGCCGCTTGCCTCTGAGCCTGTCGAGGCAGAGCCAGAAGCGTCCCAAGATCAACCTGACGTTGATTTAACGGCTGAAACAAGCCCCAAAGAAGGCATACGCCCAGGGCCAAAGGCAGAGCCAAAGAAGCAAGAAAAAGCGCCTGTTTCTTGGCGGCCTGATGTCAGGGAACATTGGGCAAAGCTACCAGATAGCGTTAAGAAAGAGGTGCAGCGTAGAGAACGCGAGGTACAGCAAACTCTCAAAGAAACGTCTAGCGCCCGTAAATATGCCGAGGCTGTCGAAAAGGTGCTTGAGCCATATCAGGTCTTTATTAAGGCTGAAAACAGCAATTCTTTACAAGCCATTGATAATGTTATGGCTACTGCTGCCAAGCTACGCACTGGCACAGGGCCAGAAATTGCACAGCTTGTTTCTGGTATCGTAAAGCAATTTGGTGTTGGCCGGTTTGGGCAGGATTTCATTGCACAATTAGATGCCGCGTTAGTTGGTGAAATACCTCAAAATCACGACCAAAGTACTCAGTTGCAGCAAGCCATACAGCAGCAACTTCAGCCTGTTCACAACTTTATGAACGAGTTTCAACAAGCCAAGCAGAACCAAACTCAACAAATTCGCATGGAGGCTCAAAGCGAAGTTCAGAACTTTATTGAAAATGCTGAGTTTGCGGAAGATGTACGCGAAGAAATGGCTGATTTGATGGAAGTGGCCGAAAGGCGTGGCAGAGAGCTTTCCCTGGAGGACGCTTACCGCCAAGCCTGTCTTGCAAACCCAAAAGTAAGGTCTGTGCTTCAAAAGCGACAACAAGCTAAAGGTGCACAACAAACCACTGGGGCGGCGCAAAAAGCAAAAGCCGCGGCGGTAAGTGTTTCTGGCGCTCCGGCCTTGGCATCGCCAAACAACCCAGGTGCGGTAGATATTCGATCAGCGATTGAGGCTGCTATTGCAAGCAACTCACGCTGATGCTATTGTTGCAAAAGTGCAACGCTTTTTAAGGCAAAGCCACTCTGTTAGAGACTGATGCCGTTGAGCAAGCACTTTTGTAATTAAGGTATGCAGCGACAAGCGTAAAGAAGGCTGTGCCTCATCTTTGCGTTTTTCGGCGCTAATGCCACCCTTGTACGGCCATTCAAGGGACATGACGAGCCACCAGTTCGGCTGCATGAACAGGTGAAAACATAGCTCTGCAAACTGCGGAGCCTAACGTCATGGAGAAAAACAATGGCTTTTGCCAATACGTCCGTTACGGACATTATTGCAACAACTATCCAGTCTCGCACAAAACAGATTGCAGACAACGTAACCAAGAACAACGCTTTGCTTGCTCGTCTTAACGAGCGTGGAAACGTCAAGCCTTTTGGTGGTGGTAACGTAATTCTGCAAGAGCTTTCGTTTGCGGAAAACGGTAACGCTGGTTTCTATAGCGGCTATGATTTGCTGCCAGTAGCTACCGCTGATGTAATCAGTGCTTCTGAGTTCAACATTAAGCAGCTTGCTTGCCCAGTCGTCATGTCTGGCTTGGAAATGCTCCAGAACTCAAGCCAAGAACAGTTTATTGACTTGCTCGAAGCGCGTTTAAACGTCGCAGAAAGCACAATGGCTAACAAACTTGCCGAATCTGTCTACTCAGACGGTACTGGCTCCAGCGGTAAAGAAGTAACCGGCCTAAATGCTGCTGTTCCTGCTGACCCGACAACTGGAACGTATGGTGGCATTGATCGTGCTACTTACACGTTCTGGCGCTCTGGTCTGTATGACTTCAGCACCGAAGGTGTGACTGCTTCTGCCACAACCATCCAGGCGGCTCTTAATAGCCTCTGGGGAAGCCTTGTAAGGGGTGCAGATCGCCCTGACTTGGTGGTTTTGGATAACACCTACTGGACGTACTACATGGGTTCTCTACAGGCCCAGCAGCGCTTTACAGACGCAAGCACAGGAAACCTTGGCTTCCCAACTCTGAAGTTCATGGACTCTGACGTTGTGCTTGACGGTGGTATTGGCGGTTACTGTCCGTCTGCTACTGGCTTCATGCTGAATACGAAGTACCTTTTCCTTCGTCCTCACCGTGATCGCAACATGGTAGCGTTGTCTCCGAAAGCACGTTACGCGATCAACCAAGACGCTGAAGTGCAGATTCTTGGATGGGCTGGCAACCTGACTTGTTCGGGCGCTCAGTTCCAGGGCCGCATCCAAGCCTAATTGACCTTGTGGTAGGGTCTGCCTTGCCTCCGAGCGGTAGGGTAGACCCTCCCGCTTGGAGGTCTTTTTTAGAAAGAGGTAATCAGAGATGGCCGTAACTTATGGCGCAGCAGTATCGGCAACTTACCCGGCTGTTGTTGACACAAACGCAAGTCAAGACACTGGCGCATCAGTAGAAGGCATCGGTCAAAGCGGTGCAGATGAAGCCAGCATTAGTGGTTCACGTATCGGCGGCGCTGCTGGCACAGACTTTAAG